TTGTAATGGCATTAGATAAGGGTATGAAAATTACTGATAAAAAAGGATTAAAAAATACTAAAGATATTACATTTATTAACGTTGGTTTATTATCTAAGTTTACTAATGTTTATACAATTGAAGATACAATTGGATTATTACCAGCTAAAGCAAGTCCAGTAGATTTAGGTAAAGAAATTTTTGATAAATTATATGAAGGGAAATATAAAATATAATAGGAGTGATAATTATACCTTGGAAGGATAGAATATGTGGTATATATAAAATTACCAATATTATTAATAACAAAATTTATATTGGTGGCAGTATAAATATTAAACATAGATTTTCGGAACATAAGTGGCAGTTAAATAATAATATTCATGGAAATATACATCTTCAAAGAGCATGGAATAAATATGGAAAAGATAATTTTAAATTTGAAATTATAGAAGAATGTGATATATTACTATTAAAAGAAACAGAACAACAGTATATAGAATCTTATAATTCTTATAAGAGAGACTTTGGATATAATATAGAAAAATTAGTTGTTAGAAAAGAGTTATCTCAAGAAACTAAACTAAAAATATCAATAGCTCATAAAGGTAAAAAGTTATCTATATCACAAAGAAATAACATGTCCAAAAGTGCTAAAGGACGTATTTTTAGTGAAAAGCATAAACAAAGAATCGGTGACGCGCATCGCGGAGAAAAGAATTCCAATTATGGTATGCCATTATCTGATGATGTTAAACTAAAATTATCATTAAAATTAAGAGGTGAAAATAATCCACGAGCAAAATTAAAAGAAGAGGATATTATAGATATTAGAAATATGCTTAAAGAAGGTAAATCATTAAGAAATATTGCTAAACTTTATAATGTCAGTAAAACTACTATTAGAGATATTAATATCGGCAAGTTATGGAAACATGTTTAAAAATAATCAAATAAGAATGTAATAAGTGAGGAATATATGAAAAATAATTGGAAGATTGTTGATCCTAAAGAGCAATATGATAATCAAGATTCAATAACTGATAAGATATTAAAAATTAGAGGAATAGTTGATAAAGAAAGGTTAGTTCACCCAAGAGAGGATGATATTAATAACCCTTATCATCTATCGAATATGAAGTCAGCAGTAAGCACAATTTTAAATGCGATAAATAATAAATTGTCAATTGGTATATATGCTGATATTGATTGTGACGGAGTAACTTCAGCAACTTTAATGTATAAATATCTTAAAAATTATGAAATTGATGCACAATTATTATATCATCAAAGAAAATTGGGACATGGTGTTATTGTTGATAATGCTCCTAAAGAATTAGATTTACTGATAATAGTTGATAGTAGCAGCAATAATGTTAATGAATGTAAAGAATTAAGTCCACATATGGATATTGTTATTTTAGATCATCATCCTTTTTCTGTAGAAAATAAATATGCAACTATAGTAAATCCTCAGTATAATAATTATCCGAATAAATTTTTAAGTGGCACTGGTGTTGTATATCAAACCTGTCGAGCAATTGATGGTGCTACTTCTAATTATTTTGCAGATCAATATATTGATCTTTGCGCTATCGGTTTAATCTCTGATATGATGTATGTTTTAGAACCGGAAACAAGAATGTTAATTCAAAAAGGATTATACAAGATTCACAATGATTGCGATGTAAATTTAAATGCAATATTAAAACATCTCAAAAAAGATTATAAACCAACTACTACAGATATTGCATATTATTTAGTACCGTTTATTAATTCAATTATTCGACTTGGTAAAATCGAAGATATATTAGAGATATTAACTTCAAGCGATAAAGATAAAATAAAGAAATTAATTAAATCTTGTAGCGAAATAAACGACAAAAGAAAAGTTGTTCAAGGAGATTTAATTGAAAAGATAGACAATATGGTAGATTTAAGTCATAAAATAATTATTGTTGATGTTTCTGAATTTGAATCTCCTTCTACAATGAATGGATTAATTGCAAATAATGTTGCTCAAAAGTATCAAAAACCAACATTGATAGTTAGTTTTGATAAAGAAACAAGTGTTTTAAGTGGTAGCGGAAGAAATTATGGCAGTTCGTTTGATTTTAAAAATTTATTGTTAGAAACAAAATTATTTGAAATGGTAGAAGGACATCCAAATTCGTTTGGTGTAGAATTTCTTCCTGAAAATTTAAATAAAATATATGAAAGTATTGATAAAAGTTTTGAAGATATTGAACAAAATTATACAATTGAAGCAGATATGTTATTGGATATCGATGATATTACTTGGGAAATTTTATATGAAATTCAAAGATTATCTTTTATTACTGGAGAAGGATTTAGAGAACCATTATTTATTATTAAAGGATTATTTGTTGAAGATGTTAAGATAATGAAAGATATACATATAAAATTTAATTCAGACGAATTAGAATGTATTAAATTTAATGTAACTCCAGAAGAAATATCAAATATTTCAGATGCAGCTTTTGTAGATGTTTTAGGTAGTATAGGAATTAATTCTTGGTACAATTTTGGGACTAAAACAGTAATAAAAAGTAAACAAATATTAATTAAAGATATAGAAGTATATTAAGTTTACGTTAAAATAATCAAATAAGTTTCAAATATAATAGGAGATAAAATGGAAAAGTGTAGTATATGCGGAATATCACGAAATTTAGCGTGTAAATTTTATTTAAATTCTCGGTATGGTAAAAATTTATGTAATAAACACTATTTACAATTAAAAAATAATAATTGTATAACTGATAGTTCACAACCGAAACTAGATGATAAAAGAATTTACTGGACTCCAGATGAAGAACAAAAATTAAAAGAACTCGTAGATTTAGGGTTATCATATCCAGAAATTTCTAAAATAATGAATCGTTCTAGAAATGGCATAGCTGACAAAGTTCTTTTATTAAATTTACCTACGAAATTTAAAAATAGCATTCATTTTAAAGCTATATATCAAGATTATGATTGGTGTTATCAAAAATATATAATCGAAGGATTAAATCATGATGAAATGGCTATTGAGGCAAATTGTACAAAAAGAGTTGTCGAAAAATGGTGTTGCGAAATGCATAAATTAACACAAAAATTTAGGCAACAAAATAAACAATTAAATGAAAAACAAAAAAATTTAATTATCGGATCTATGCTTGGGGATGGACATATTGATAGACGAGAAACACAACCGATGTTTATTGAAGTTCACGCAGAAGATCAAAAAGATTATTTATACTATAAATATGAAATATTAAAAGATTTATGTAATACGCCACCAGTCAGAAAAGAAGAAAATTATAAAGAATTTAATGGAAAAATGTATTTATGTCAACCTAGTTATAGACTTAATACTAGGATTTATGATTGTCTTTTAAATTATAGAAATAAAACTTATGCCTATTTATTAAATTTAATGAATGAATTTTCATTTTCTATATGGATGCTTGATGACGGGTTTAGGGGAGATTCAAATTGGCAATTATGTATTGCTGAATATAGTGATAATGAAATACATCTAGCTGTTGATATATTTAAAAATAAGTTTAATTTAATAGCCATACAAGAAAAAGATCCGCGCTATTTGAGGTTTACCGCTGATTCATCAAGAAGTATTGATGAAATAATATTAAATAATATACCTAATAATTTAGATATAATACAAAATAAAATAATTAATAATAATATAAATAAACCTCAAAAATTTTTATATGTAAATTATAATGATGAAAATGTAAAATTTCATGAATTATGTAAAGAGTTAAATTTAGATTATAGAAATACATGGTCAAAAATAAATAACGGATTTACTATAAATGAAATAATAGAAATGCAGGTGACTAATATATGAATAATTATGTAGTATATCATTTGCATTCTGATTTATCAGTATTGGATTCAGCTACTAAATATGAAGCATATATTAATAAAGCAAAAGAACTAGGAATGTCCGCGATTGCATATAGTGAGCATGGTAATGTATTTCAATGGATTAAAAAGAAACAAACGTGTGATAAAGCTGGCATAAAATATATTCATGCACAAGAATTTTATATCACTGAATCAATAAATAATAAAGTAAGAGATAATTGGCATTGCATCTTGATAAGCCGTAATTGGGAAGGAGTAAAAGAACTTAATAGATTATCTTCTCTCGCTTATGTTAAAGATGGTCATTTTTATTATGATGCACGTTTAACTATGGATGAATTGATCAATACTAGCGATAATATTTTAATTACTACGGCATGTTTGGGTGGCATTTTATCTAACGGAACGGAGTCAGCGAAAGAAAAGTTTGTTAAGTTTTTAATTAATAATAAACATAGGTGTTTTTTAGAGGTACAACATCATAATGATTTAGAAAAATCTCAAAATAAATACAATCAATATCTTTATGAGCTTCATAAATTATACAGCATCAATTTGATATCCGGTACAGATACGCATAGTTTAGATAGTAATATGGCTAATATTAGAAAAATTTTACAAAAATCAAAGAATATTAATTATGCAAATGAAAATGAGTGGGATTTAACATTTAAAAGTTATGATGAATTAGTTGAAGCATATGAGATACAAAATAGTTTACCAAAAAATGTTTATTTACAGGCTATAGAAAACACAAATGTTATGGCTAATATGGTTGAAAATTTTGAGCTTGATTTTTCTTATAAGTATCCTAAGATATATGATAATGCAGAAAACGTGTTTATTGAAAAAGTTAATAAAGGTTTGGATAAAAAATGCATCAATGATGTTAAATATAATGAAAAAATTAATTATGAATTAGAAGCAATTAAAAAAAATGGAGCTAT